ATTCTTTGGAGTTTGTGGTTTCTTTTTAGCATCTCTTATCGCCAAAGCAATATCCATAGCGATACTCAATCCTGTACCAACACCGGGAGCTACCAAATCTAAAAATCCTAAACCGGCACCAGTCAATGCCATTAGACCACCAATAGGATCACCCTTACCAAATCTATCCATAGCATCCATGAAACCAAAAACAGAACCAATAATCGGAATTCTTTTTAGTAAAGTTTTTCCACTCACCTTAGCAGCAGTCTTTGCTATAGCCTTACCACCAGCACCAGTAACCATTTTAGCGGCACCACCAAGAAGTCCCTTTGTAGCTTTTACCCCTGTTTGTATGGCAGCTTTAGACCCTTTGACAATATCTTTACCCTTGGTTAATCCTGTTTGTATGGCAGCTTTAGACCCCTTGACAATATCTTTACCCTTGGTTAATCCTGTTTGTATGGCAGTCTTTGCTCCTGTGGCAATTGATTTACCTTTATTTGCTAACTCTGTTGGTAAATTTTTAAGTGTCTTTATTGTATTTGAAATTGTCGATGGAATATTTTTAATCACACCAGCAACTTTAGATATAGTAGATGGTATGTTTTTAATAAAACCACCAACAGCTTTTATAGTTGATCCTATTTTAGATAAAACCTTACCGGCACTACCAACAAGTTTTATAATGTTTTTAAATTTACCAATCACACCAGCAAACAAACCACCAAACAACAAACCAAGAATCCCACCTTCCTTTTTGCCCCCCGATAAACCACTCTTCAATAGATCACGAATTTCTATAAGTAAAGCAACATCAGGATCCTTTTCAGCCTTTTTATTAAACATATCCTTTGATTTTATAGGACCGATTGGTTCTTTTTTCAAAGATGATGGTTTAGATGTATTATCTTTTTTCTTCAAGATTGCCTGTAAACTCTTATCAATATCATTAGACTTTTTATCAGGCTTGGTTTTTGCCTGTTCTTTCTGTAATGTTCTTTTATTATCTTGAGTCGGAATTGCCTTTTTTGTTTCTTTTGGGGGTATTTTATTAAGAAGTTTTTCATTCTTCTTTCTTCGTTTTTCCTGGTCTTCCGCTAATTCCAAAAGTCTTGATTGATCCTTATATGCCAACAATGTATAATTGTTGATAGTAGATTCAACATCAAAAGTCTTTTTGGTTAGTTGTGTCAAAGAATCTATACTTGAACCCAACAATTTAATATCCTTATTACCTTGATTAACCTTAATAGATTTATCAACGAATGTTTCATTCGGAGAGGATTGAATTGGTGGTGTAATATTCATCATAATTCCTTTAAAATAGTATACTACTATTTATACAAAATGGGGATGATGGTAAATTCCACCATCCCCAAAACAAAACAAATCTAAAACAATTATGCCATAGGATCGATAGCTACCGAAGGTGTGGGACCAAGCATCTGCCAGTAATCACATTGGAATGTGACACTATAAGCAACAACATCGCCACTACCGAAGTCAAGGGAAGCTCCCTCAACATTCTGTAACCAACAATTTTGAAGAGCGATTACATATGGAAGTTTCGTTCCATTATATTTCATCATATTGACATAAATAGGAGTTGTCAAAGCAGCCTTATTCAAACCGGCAGATTTTCCACCATTGGTTGAATTATCGGGATTGTAATTGAATATCCGTTGAGACCACTCATACAATGCCCGAGACGATACCTGATCTTCTGTATCATAGAACGAACAAGTGACAGTCCCTCCCATGGTCTTCTTACCAGGAAAATATTGTTTAGTACCCATGAATAGGGTTTCAATAGCGTCGATACTTTGAGAAGGAAGAGTTATAGATTTACATCTAAGTGTAAGCTCTTCACCCAAAGCAAATTGAGTAGAAGTTATTGGTGCCAATGAATTGATTTTTGGAATCTCAACATTAAACATAAAGTTTATATGAGGATTTTCCGCAACCTTCATTCTATTACCAATGTGAAATGAGGATTGATCGCCAGCCATATGTGTCTACCTTTCGTTATTTCTTTTCAGAAGATTCGGCAACCTGTTTGGTTGCGACCTTTTTCTTTTTAACTATTTTAGATTTTGGTTTTTCTTTAGAAGCAACAACCGGTTTTGGTGTTTGTTTCTCTATTTTTTTCTCTACTACAATTTCAGGAACCATGTCATCCGGCTTAACAACTTCAATCTGTGGTTCCTCCACTACAGTATTTATGATTTCAGGTTCTGTCTTAATATCATCGATATCAATAGAAACCTTTAACACATTAGCATCAACATCAATATGTTTGTGTTCAGTCTTATATGACAAAAATCCACGAATAAGATTAACATCAACATCATTAGGTATTATATAAATTCTATTATCATTTGGTATAATTATCTTCTGACCATTGTGAATGAAAGCATAAGGATAATCACAAACATTTTTTACAAACATCTAAATCTCCAATTTAAAGGGGAGTTATTCACTCCCCCAATTCAATTATTCATACTGAATTTTAAGTGTATTAAAATCAGCACCAGTACGAGTAACAACAGTTGTAAAGTTGATCCAATCGATTCCCTTTACAGGCTGAACACCAATTGTATAGTTCATTGTGTTGGTATCAATAACGGCGGCACCATTATTAGATTCATCACAAATAACCGTATACGCATAGAGTCCACCGGACTTCTTGATGTTGTCAAGGAATTCATTTCCACCGACATAAGCACGAAGACGGGTAGATGGTGTATTCAGTTCAAATAAGAACTGTTTAAGGAATGTCTCTATGTTGTTCTCAATGTAAAGTAAGTTAAAGCGAACATTCTTACGATCAAGGGCACTCTTCTTGAGTTGTGCGGTACGATAAGAGATCATAACATATCCATAACCACGTTCAAACGATACGGGGTTAAGGTTTCTTGAAATGAGTCTATCCATTTCAACATCAGAATAAATCTTCAACTGAGCCTTAACAGGAACAGAACCTCTCTGTGTACCAGCAGGAACATCCCAAGGATGACCATTACGAATGGTACGAAGATTGGCCATTAAAGCGAACACAACATTAGGAAGGAATACATCCCGACCATTATACGAATCATATACCTTTGAGAAACCGACATTCAGACCGACATAAGATGGTGCCGAGAATGAATAACTCTCATTAGCAATTATAGCAGAAACATCTACAGTTCCGACACTATGCGATTGTAATTCAGCAAAACAATCTCTACGATCAGAAACAATAGCAGCAGCCCAACCCTTTTCGTCAGAGTCAGAAGAATATCCTAACACAAAGTCAAGGACAATCTGCTTGCGATCATGGAGCATCGACCAAGAAGATTCTGTGGTCTTTGCCTTTGTGAGATCATATGAACCACCACCAAGTTTAACAAGGTGAGAATTCTTAACATAGAATCCCGAATTATCAGAACCAGTTGGGGAAATAGCAGACGAATAACTGTTAATAACACTAGCAGCGGAAATGGATATATCGGAACGGGAAACACCCACATTGATATAAATATTCTTTGATGTATTGTTAATAACATCGGGAGCATAAAGACTGTTACCATCATCATCAAGAAGCTTCTTGAATGAAACAAAATATGTTTCGATGGGTGTCAATCTAAGCAATCCGGCAGTCTGATCAGCAGGAGATGAATAGTAATCAGTCCAATTCTTACCATCCTGCTTAGCAAATACAACGACCTTACAAATTTCCGAGGCCTTTGGAAGATTTGCTACAATAGATGATGTAGCACTAAACACATAAGCCTCGACATTTGTACCGGAAGGGACAACAGGATATGTGTCATACTTATATGCCCAATCAGAAGCCGAACTCAGAAATTCAACAGTAACGGCGAAATTATCACCATACACGGTTGGGGCAACATGAGAGAAACATACACTACCAGCAACAGCAGATGATTCAATTGACGATATGAATGAATCGGTATCAAACATCTGACCCTGTGACCAAAGAGATGAATTGACGGCAGCTGATGTAGATGTAAAACCAACAGCAGAAGTACCGGAAGTACCGGAAGTACCACGGGAGAAAAGATTTACAGATGCGGTTGAATACTTATCAGTAGTGGAAGCATCACGAACCACAACCATGGAGTTAGTTTCAGATAGAGTATAAAACGCGGCATGAGTACCATAACCAAGGTTTGGAACATAAGCAGTCTCGTACCCAGCGATTGGTACTGCGGTACCACTTCCGAAATAAGGTGTACCAAAATTATTGATAAACTCACTTTGAGAAGTTACAACATAGGGTCTATTGATTCTACCCTGAGTCGATCTAATAGCGGTGCCTACTGTAAGACCAGTACGAGTACTGAGTACATCAGATAGGTCAACCTCTTTCCTGCGGACACCAGGCAGATCATTAAAGAATTGTGCCATAAAATTTCCTTTTAAAATGTTAGATTTAACGGCCCGTCAATACCGAAATTATATACACTGTATTTAGGAAACCAAAATTAACCATCAATAATTCGTTCACCATCGAAACAGTTAATTCTGATTTTAGTAACATCAGATGTTATTTCATCAATTTCAATAATAGAAACATCTGTTATAGTACTGTCATATGTAATACTAACCGTACTAAAAATTGGTATACTATCTGTTAGATTTTTTACTTTGACTGGACCGCCAAAATTTATACCAGTACCATCAATAGGACCAGTAGCTGATATCGTGACATTTGTTTGTCCCAAAATACCATAGACATCCAAAACCTTTTTAAGTTGGCAAAGCAGCATACACAACTGGGCATATTCTTCTGCCCATTGTTCCAAAGACAGTTTATCTTTATTAGCACAACCATCACCATAAAGAGATTTATAATAATTTATTCTTCCCAGTCCTGTCCATTCGGTCGGTGTTGTAACATCTCCATAAACAGGACTATCATTACAAACTATTTTTGTAACGGCACTTGTCATTGGATCGGACGAGTTCAAATAAACATTAAAACCAAAAGACATTGGGGAAGTGGTGAGTTCGTTCCTTTTTGGATTATTTAGATCCAAATAGTATGTCACACTATCTTCATATTTTCTCTTATAAAATCCAACGGCAGATGTAACAGGTGGTTTATCATATGAGTACAAAGTTGTAGTAAATATGTAACCATTACTGCTATCATATTTAATATCATTTGTCGGTGTTGTTTGTACTAAATATCTGTCACCATAAATGATATCATACGCTTTTTCTTTACAAATATTATAATCACAACCACCCATAGAAATCGTCATATCATTATAAGCATCAACCATGACAGAATCCAACTCAACCAATTTATCATATACGGCTTTTTCTTCTTCTGAGTTGTAATTGTAACCAGCAATCAAATCATAGTTGATTGAACATAGACCTTTAATAGCTTTATCAGTATCTTTACATGGATGTCCAGTAGGCAACAACGGTTTCTTAAATTGAGTCAATATGAATTTTAATGGTGGTACAACTTTACAAATCGGTGATTTAATAATCTTATCAAGGAATTTGTTTATAGCACCTTGAATGATATTGTATATTTTAAATATGAAATATATCGGCTTCAACAAAATACAAATAACAAATCTCAAAAATGGAAAGAAATTAAACAAATACAAATTTTCCAATATTTCAATCATGCGAACGACATTTGAAATTATGGCAGGAATTGCCACAGGAAGAAATGGGAAGGTGGCACAAACGCAATAAACTCATTACGTATCTCACTCAAAGCAGCCGATTCCTTTGAATATTGATCGATCAATATTCTCATGGCAAATCCCATGTTTTGAAACGATTGAAACCCAACAGATTTCAGCACGGCCATTACAACTTCTTTATCAACAGCGGTTACTTTATCTTTTAAGTTTGCTATCTCTTGTGTAACAAAGTCTTTATTTTTTGCGTGTGATTCTTCTCTCGCTACTTTTCTTTTTGTGGCGGCCTGTTCACGTTCTTTTTCACGTTCTTCACGGGTCTGTTTTTTGTTTTCAGTACCAACTGTTGGTACATCTACTGATGGTAATGTCAGTGACCGTTGAAGAGAATAAAATGATTCAGATAGTTCACCCACGGCCTTTGATGTTGCCATGTCCGCGATTCTTTGTCCCTCAGCTTTAACAGCATCAGCAAATGCGTTCAAAGCTTTTGCTCCATCCTTTGATGTTGCTATATTCCTAAAAGCAAGAATACACTTCAACAAAAAGATTTCACCGGAACCATCTTTCATTTGATCGTATTGTAAAGCTACACCAAAAGGACTATTGGCAAGCACCTCACCCAACATTTTCAGATTTAATAACATTTCAAACATTATAACTCCAACGATCCATTTATTGAACCATTACTAACATGAACCTGACCAGTGAAAGGATCAATTTGTAAAGCACACTGATGACCATGTATGCTACCATTAGGAACCGATTTACACCAAGAATCATCGACAATTCGTTTTGCTCTTATATGTACAGAACCATCTTTATCAAATCTTATTGAAGAACCCGAAGAGTGTTCTATAATCATATCCTTTTGTACAGTATTTATTCTAAAGGAATCATCATCATCTGTTTGAAATATAACCTGGGTATTTGGATAATCTTCTTTTATGTGGTTTGGCAGTTTTGTTGTATCTTGAATCTTATTTGTATAAACAGGAGAATACTTATTACCTCCATCAAAATATACAGAAACAATAGTATCCAAAGGAGGCACAACAAAAGAACCTACAGTACTTCCAATATATGTAAATCTTGGTATCGCCCAAGGAATATCAGAGTCCTGTATATCATCAAACACACCGAATACTTTAACTTTACATCTACCGAAATATTTTTCAGTATCATTATTATCTACAACAATACCCTTGTATTCACCTGTATAATCTTCTTCGGCGGTTGACACATCACGAATAGATGTTATAGGATCAACAATCTTCATAAATTCAGATTCAGCATTCGACATTCCAATATGACGTTTCATTTGATATCATAATCCTTTCTGAATTCAGATTTATTTACACCATTGTTAGTGACTACGATTTGTTTCTCGTATCTACCACCAAACGATACTGTATGTACAATATCGGTAACAATATATTCACCCGAATAGATATCATTGATTTTTGATTTATCGGGATTGGATGGTATCTTCAAAAGTATTTTATCTAACAATCTAACAGGACAAGTAGAACCAATGTTAAGGGCTATACAATTACCCATCATATCGTTTCGTATTACATTGTTCTGTACATAAGCTCTATTGAAATTACTATGAGTATTTCCACCATCAACAAGAAGCATCTTCCTTGACACTCCTGTTTGTTTCTTATTTACATTCAAATAATCATTTTTAGTCTTATCATTGAATATGTTTGTCTTTATTGTTTTACCAGTAT